AGATGGAATTAATGAAGAAACTGACAGGACAGCACAATCCCTTTACCCTTATGGGTGGTGGGTTATTTCACTTAGCCTTTGGTGCAATACTTACGGGTAGTGCTATTGGCTCAAACAAATAAGGATATTATGGTGGAAGAGAGAATTGTTAGAGTGGAAACAACATTAGACAAACATAGTACGCAAATAAACAAATTGTTTAGTCGTATTGAAGATACTAATGAGGCTATCCAGAAGATTAATAATAGTATGTTACAGATTAAATGGAGTGTTTATGGTGCTATTGGTTTCTATATTATTACTCAGATTGGAATTATTGAGGCATTTAAAGTAGCAGTATGATAGCATTTCTAACAAATATCGCACCAATAATATTAGGCTTTGTAGCTAAACTATTTGCTTTAAAGAGCCAAGCAGCAGCAGAGAATCAGAAGTTAATGATTCAATCTCTTCAAGTAAGGAATGACTCTATTAATATGGCTAGAGATAGAGCAGACAAGGAATCACCTATGGCTGCTATGAATAGACGAGTAATTATATTTGTCATCTTAGGTTTAGTTATATTCACTCAAGTAGGACCAGTGTATTTCGATGTACCTACAGTAATACCTACAATAGTAGAAGGTTTTAGTTTCTTGGGAATACAGCTTACACCGGATGTAGTAGAGTATGCTACTGTAGATGGTCTGCTCAAGATGGATGAAATTTTTGGGTGGGCGACAATGATTATAGAGTTCTATTTTGGTGCTCAATTAGCTAAAGGGAAATAATATGACATATATACAAATTATAAATTCAGTTTTACGTAGGTTGAGAGAGGATACTATTGATGCTAATTGGTCAAATGATTTAATTGGCTCTACTGGACCTACAGACTATCAAGTTATGATAGGTGATTTTATTAATGAAGTTAAAAGGGAAGTAGAGGATGCTTGGAACTGGACTTCATTAAGACGAACTGAAACAGTTTCAACTGTAGATGGAACACGAAGTTATAATTTATCAAGTACAACACAAAGAAGCAGAGTTTTATCAGTACAGGAACAATCCCAGGGAGGTACATTACAATCAGTGCCTGATAGTTGGATTAAGACAACTCAATATCCAACGGAAAGCGATGGGGTTCCTGCTTATTTCTCAGTTAATAGTACCAGTAGTGGTTTATTAACAGCTCAGCTATATCCAAAACCTGACGGTGTTTATTCAGTTGATTTTCATTTACTGGACCCACAAGATAATTTGACTGAGGCAGCAGATGTGTTAACAGTTCCTGAGTATCCTGTTATATTAGGAACTTGGGCAAGAGCGATAGCGGAACGAGGTGAGGATGGAGGTTCATTATCCGACATGGCACAGTTCCAATATCAACAATCATTATCTGATGCCATACAACAAGATGTAGGAAGACATACAGATGAGGTAATTTGGAATGCCATCTAAACCAATACAACCACTTGTATTAGACTCTATTGGTACATACGGTTTAAACAGACAAGCTTCACCGTCTAGTTTAGACCATCAATGGCTAACTACAGCCAATAATATCATGTTAGATGATAGAGGTCGTATTTCCACTAGAGAGGGAGTTAAACAAATAAGTATTAATATTGGTGGAACTTCCGCTAATACTTTAATAGTTAAGTCATTAGGTGAATTTAGAAGCATTACTGGTGCCTCAACTATTTTTTGCGGTGCTGGTGCTAATGTTTATAAACTTAATACAGCAAATACACCCTATACTTTAGATGCACAAACCTTTTCCGGTGGGACAACTAAGACTGACGGTAATTGGCAATTTACAAATTTTAATAATCAGTTCTATGGAGTACAAGCAAGTAATAAACCCATTAACTATAGTGGCTCTACTTGGCTAGACTTGGAAGATGTAGGAAGTTATGCGGCTCCTAGTGGTGTAACTACATTTACACCTAGTTGTATACTTGGTGAGTTTGGTAGGCTATGGGTGGGTAGTATTGGTGAAAATAAAGATGTTATTTATTATTCCGATACTCTTGTTGGACATGATTTTAATGGTGGTGCGTCTGGTTCAATAGATTTAAAGACTGTATGGGGTGGTGATGAAGTAGTAGCTATTACTTCCTTTATGGGTAAGCTTGTCATATTTGGTAAGAATAATATTGTTATATATAATGACCCATGGAGTCCAGCAGCAGCTACATTTGTTTTAGATGAGGTAATAGAAGGTGTTGGTTGTGTAGCTAGAGATTCAGTACAGCTATTAGGTGATGATGTTGTATTTTTAAGTGCATCAGGACTACGTTCATTGAGTCGTACAAAGATTCAAGATAAGATGCCCCTAACTGATTTGTCCTTAGCTGTTAGAGATGAAATAAAAACACATATCATAGAAGCTGATATGGCACAAGTAAAGGGTCAGTATGATTTAGCTAATGGTTTATATTTACTTTCCTTCCCTGATAGGAATATTGTTTATGTTTTTGATTTTAAATCAGTAACTCCTGATAAAGCACCTAGATTAACTACTTGGAATTTTGCAGCAAAGAAAAATCCAAGGTCCTTTTTAGCTACTGCTGATGGTTCGTTACACATTGGATTGGGTGCTAGTGATTATGAAGGAAGAGTAGCTACTTATGAGGGTTACTTTGATGTGGAAAAATCAGACGTTACTGCTAGTTATGGTACTTCAAGTCCTTGTGTGGCAGCAGGCGGTACATGGGAAACAGTTAATTCTAAATGTTGGCTAGATACGGACAACCCATACCAAGCGGACTTTAAAACTGTTTGGTTAGACTTTGAACAACCAGCTGTTACTAAAATATTGAAAAGATTTTTAGCTGTTTTTTCAGGTGGTAAAAATACAGCTGTAACTTTTAATTGGTATAGAGATTATAAAACTACTCCTGATTCATCTAACTTTACATTAAAACCTGCTGCTGGAGGCACAAGTTATTTATGGGGAGGAAGTGCATCATTATATGGTGCAGCTAAATATGCTCCAGCATATCATCCAAGGGAGTATAAGGTTTCTTTATCTAAATCCGCTAAGGTTTTAAGATTGGAAATAATTCAAACAGTAAGAGGCTTTAAAGCCGCCCTACAAAACATGGTTGTATGGGCTAAACAAGGGAAAATAAGATAATGTCAGATTATAATTTACAAGTAAGCTGGTCCGGTAAAGATGCATTAAGTGATTCAGATGCAGATAAAGTCATTAGTGGTGATGACTTTCATACGGAATTTACAGCAGTTAAAACAGCGGTGGATACAAAGGCGGATATAGCCTCAGAAACTTTTACAGGTACACCACTAGCACCAACAGCAGCAACATCTACAGATTCGACACAGATAGCCACTACTGCTTTTGTAAAGAATGTATTGGAAACTTACATATATCCAGTTGGTTCTATATATATGAATATGGCGGTTGCTACAAATCCGGGAACACTTCTTGGATTTGGTACTTGGGTTGCTTATGCAACAGGTCAGGTTTTAGTAGGTTATGAGGCTAGTGGTACATTTGATGCACTCGATGAAAGTCTTGGTGCTGAAACTTTCTCTGGAACTTCTGGAAGTACAGCAGCAGATTTGGCTGCACATACTCATAAGGTGGCTGGAGGTGAACACGCTACAGGCAGTTATGATAATGGAGATAACTTTGTAGCGAATAATCTATCAAGTGTATCTACAGCAAGAGCATATCAGGCAGATACTTCATCAGCAGGTAGTGGCGGTGGACACACCCATACAATAGCAGGTTCAACATTACAACCAAGTGTAACAGTACATATGTGGAAACGCACAGCATAATAATTAGGAGATAGAGAGATGGCAAACGGACCAGCAGGATATTCACGACCCGGGGGAGGCACTTTTGGTGCGGCAAATATAAAAGTTACACCGAGACCCGGCAGCACTTTATATAATAGTCCAGTTAGTACCGGAGGTGGTGGTACAAAATTCAATCTAGGCGGTGGTCTCTTGAGTTCTCTAGGTGGTGCTTATGCTGCCAGACAGATGCGTAAGAATGCTGAAGAGAATAGAAGGTGGCAGGAAGAGCAGAATACTATAGCATACGAGAGGTCTCTACCTTGGAGTA